AATCAAGCGTGGAATCTATTTCTGCTGCGGTCTTACTAAGAACACAATGTACCGTCCTCAGATGATGAAGCTGGCATGTATCAAGTATCGTCCCGAGCGAGTGCTTGACCCATGTGCAGGCTGGGGTGGCAGAATGCTAGGGGCAGTGAGTTACGGAGCGCATTACACTGCGTTTGAACCTAACACAACTACCTACGCTAATCTAAACAAAATAGTAGACTTCTTAGGAATTCGTGATAAAGTCACATTGATATGTGATGATGCTAGGAATATGTCACACTACAATATTCCTAAAGTTGATCTAGTGTTGACAAGTCCCCCGTATTTTGATCTTGAAGTGTATGCTCATGAGGATACACAAAGCATCAAGAATATGGACACGTATCAGGACTGGGCTGATGGATTTCTCAGAGAAATCATCAGGTCGGGGCTTGATCATCTGAATGAAGGTGGTGTAAGCTGTTGGAATGTTGGTAAGGTTAAGAACCGAGATATGAATGATGATGTCCGCAAATATCATAATGAATTTGGATATGATGTTATAGATTCGTTAACTGTAGCAAGTAGCAAACGACAAAGTAACCAATCCTCTAGTAAAAATGCAAAAAGCACGGATAACACCATTGTTTATCAATTTAAGGCTTGACAACTGCTACTAGATTGTGTAATATGTGTGTATATTAAAACAGAAAGCCTCACATGAAATACGCACTGATTGACACTGCTAACACTTTCTTCCGCGCTCGGCATGTTGCTGCTCGTAACACTGACCCGTGGGAGAAAGTCGGTATGGCTATGCATCTCACTCTCTCGTCAGTCAATCAGATTGTGCGTATGTTCAACATTGACCATGTCGTGTTCTGTCTTGAGGGACACTCATGGCGCAAGGATTTCTACAAGCCGTACAAGGCTAATCGTGCAGTTAACAACACTGCACTGACTGAGGCTGAGATTGAAGAAAACAAGATGTTCTGGGAGACCTATGCGTCTTTCACGACTTTTCTTCACGAGAAGACTAATGCTAGTGTGCTGCGTTATCCCAATGCAGAAGCAGACGACCTCATCGCTCGTTTCATTGCGCTGCATCCCGACGATGAACACTTCATCATTTCGTCTGACTCTGACTTCGTGCAATTGATCGCGGCGAATGTGCATCAGTACAACGGTGTTGCTGGTCAGCTTATCAAGCTAGATGGCTACTACAATGATCGTGGTAAGCCTGTCAAGGACAAGAAGACTGGCGAACTCAAGCTGCTTGAGGATCCCGAATATCTTCTGTTCAAAAAGATCATTCGCGGTGACGCAACTGACAATGTGTTCAGTGCATATCCCGGTGTGCGTGAGAAGGGCACGAAGAACTCTGTCGGCATTCGTGAAGCATTTGATGATCGCACGAAGCAAGGCTATCACTGGAATAACTTCCTGCTTCAACGCTGGGTAGATCACGAAGGTGTTGAGCATCGCGTCAAGGATGACTATGAGCGCAACAAGACTCTGATTGATCTTAAGGCTCAGCCTCAGGAAATCAAGGATGCAGTTGACACTGTGATCAAGGAAAATGTACGCATAAATACTACTCCGCAAGTAGGTGTTCACCTCATGAAGTTTTGCGGTAAGTATGAATTGCAGAAGATTTCCGAACAAGCAGAGACTTATTCAAAGTGGCTTAACACGCCCTATAAAGGAATTCTCAAGGAAAGTATTAATGACTGAACTAATCGCAAAGCCAATCGTTAAGAATCAGTTTTGGATTGTTACTGACGGCAATAAAAAGGTCGGCAACATTGAAGCTAATAATGCAGGATATGGCGTACAACTGAACGGTACTTCGCTACAGTTCAATAATACTGATGAGTTAAAGAAGAAGACTCGCATTAGATTTGAACCGCTCAAGTCTAACAATACGAAGGCTTCTATTCCTTATCCTGAGTATCCTACCACACCACGCACTTATAATTCGCTGTTTGATATCAAGCGCGGATTGCACCTGTTCACTAAGACTAAGAAGTCAAAGTGTCAACACGCCGCTGGCTGGTTCGTGATGGAACAGAATGGCATCAAGTCTGTTGTTTTTTGCCCGAAGTACATCTTCATTCAGCGTTATCCGTACTCCGGTCCATATAAAACTGAAACCGAAGCAAATAGTCAGATAAATACATGATGATGCATATTAACCGATTCATGGATAGAATAGCTGTAGCGGAATCCAAGCAAAATAAAGACTTGGTAATTCCCATGCCTGATGCCCGTGGATTGCGTGATGATATTGCTCGTTTGCTCTTAGATTTGCACGAATTGTCCCGGAATAAGAATCAAAACGAAGTGATACAAGTTGAGATTAAAGGTGGGTCATTCAAATGAGCAGAACGCAACCAAATGTGTTGCTAGAGTATGTTGACAAGAAAACATACAAGTGCGACCAGATCGTAGAGGCAGCAGGCATTTGGGCCGTGTTCTATGATGACCAACCTATCAACTTGAAGTCTTCACATTATCTTGCTAATGACATTGCTCCTAAGTACAAGAAAACTAGCTTCTCCAATCCAGGACATGCTCGTAATCTCTGTCGCAAGTTGAATGCACAATTCAAGACAGATAAGTTTACTGTCGTTTTCATGAACTCGGGACGCACTGTTTATCCCGATGATTTATCCTAAAAGCAAACTAGAAATAGTCAATACCATTCTTTCCGAGACCAAGGAGGATCCTGATTTTCCTTGGAACAATCGTGAACCTGACAAGCTAGTGTTTGAATGGTTTGTGACTGGTAGAGTAGGAGAAGGTCTCCGTCTATCCGATGTAGGTGCTAAAGCGTTTGAGAAGGCGAACATAGCATCGTACACTTTTGACATTCAGCTTGACGCTAATCAGCCTTTCAACAACTACGCAATGCGTATGAACAAGAAGATTCGCTGCCCTTACTATATCGGTGTCAAGCTAGACGAGAAGAAAAAGAAAAGACCCTTTATACGAATCTATGACCACAAGATAGCGATGCTGATGACCTTGTATGGGTCAGTAGACGACTACATGGATTCGGTAAAATAGTATTTGTTTATGCTGCATCGCACAAGATAAATACTTTTCGCAGTCGTTGACTGCACCACACACACAGGAGAAAATTTATGATTAAGACTTTTATGGACACCGCCATTGACTCGGTGCAAACTTCAAAGAAGATGTTCGTAGACGCTGTTGTAAAACACGAAGGTCTAGCGACTTCCCTAAACAAATTTGTTGATGCTCAGACTGCTTATACTAAGAAGGCAGTTGAAGCCACTCTTTCTGTCGGTACTGAAGTCTACAAGACTGTTACTGACAAGGCATTCTATAGTGAAGCACTAAAGACTGCTCAGGATTCTGTTAGCTCTGTACTTCCTAAAAAGGGGAAGTAACATGTGGCCATACACAGAAGAAGAAAACGATTGGTTATCATGAAGAACTTTTTCAAAAAGCTAGTAGAGATATACCTGCGTGGTCTGTTGATCAATGGTCAGAATCAACTCATGATGCATCAGGCTTTATGGGATAGACCGAAAGTTGACCAAAAGCATTGATCTAATAGATCAATTACACTAATATGAAAGATAGGAGACACACATGGTTATTCTTGGTTATGTTGGACTAGTAAATATCGCTATCCCTATAGGATTGATGATTGCCGACGAACTTAACACTTATATACAGGGCCGTTAATAATGGAAAAGAATCCCAATCTACCAGAAATCAAGTTCAACAAGAACGGATATGAAATTCGCACTGATATTCTTAGCATGGCTAAGGAGTTAGTCCAGGCAGAATATAGTGCTAAACTAGCGGGTTGGGAGATATCCCAAAAGCGAGATGAGGAAACTGGACAGACTGTGACTACGGTCACGATGCCCGAATTTCCCGGACTTGATAGGGTCCTTGAAGTTGCTAACAAGATGTACGATTTCGTAAATCAATCTAGCAAAAAGTAATAGAAAATGCCTGATTCGTCAGGCATTTTTTTTGGATAAAAAGGTTGACATTGGGTACCCAAGCTGCTATATTCACATCATAGACAGCAACACAGAGGCACTGATGATTATCAAGAACGCTACTGACAACCAGCCCATTCTCTCTAATGTGGGGCAGGTCGGTGAGTTCCGCATTCGCAATTCTGCGAAGGCGTTCAACATTCTTTCTTCGGGTCTGTATGCTAACAAGATCCGGGCTATCATTCGTGAATATAGCTGCAACGCGGTTGACTCGCATGTTGAAGCTGGTCGCGCTAGCACCCCGTTTGATGTGCAT